AGACAACTCATTTACAATTCACGCACTGCGTTCAGATGCATTGAACAGTATCAATGATCTCGTAACAAATGCTATTGGTTTAATTACAACAGGTGTAGGTAGTGCGCAAATTATCAAAAATAACGTGCAGGTAAACAGTGTTATCAACACATCAAGTAGATTAATTGATAACTGGAACACACTTGCTGTAACCAACATTGACGCAGAAAATATTATCTCTGGTACAATTTCGCCTAGTAGACTTGGTGCAAGCGGTGTTCCAAATAGTGACACTGCATTGTTTGGTGACAGTAGTTACAAAACTGTTGTACAAAGTTTAAAAGTTGCAAACACAACAGATAACCCAATTACACTTACAGGTTCGAGTTTAAGTGGTGAGTTTTATGGCGATCCAGTTAATATTGGTATTGCGAATGTTGACCTTGATATTCTTGGAACATTCTCAACACTAGGTGTTGCAAGATTCTTACAATCGCAATTTGATGTTGATGCTGGAGGTTCAGGACAGGTATTCATTAAAGACGGCGTGGTTGATGCAGGTACGCTAGACGGACTAGATAGTGCATATTTCTTAAATCCATCAAACTTGACCAGTGTTGTACCAGTTAACAAAGGTGGTACAGCTCTAGCAACATACAGTATTGGTGATATTATTTACGCACAGTCTGCAAGTACGTTGAACCAATTAGGCATTGGTAGAAGAAATAACTTCCTAAAATCAAATGGTACAGTACCCGAATGGGGTACAGCACTTGATCTTGCGGAAGGCTTGGACGTTGGTTCTGCTGCACTTACTTCTAAGAGTACAGGCGCAGGTAGAATTTACAATGAAAACGTAACCAGTTTGCAAATCGGCGGAGCAGCAACAAATGTTAGAATTGGTAATGGAGATGGACCAAGAGACTTGTTCCCATTCATTGCAAGCTACGAAGCAACTGTTGCTAGAGACGTTGCTGTAAATTTAGAAAGTATTACACAAAGCACAAGTGAAGTAACACAAAACGGTGTCAACGAAGTTATTATGACAGACACTACTGGCATTCTTGCTGGTATGATTGTTACTGGTAGTACAAGTATTCCTTCAAATACAACAGTTAGTGGTGTTACAGATGATGCAATTTACTTGAGTAATGATACTACTGGTAGTATCTTATCAGCAACAACACTAGCATTCCAATATACTCCATTTACACTTGGTATTTTACCAGGCGACACTGTTAATATTGCAAGCACCGGTGTAACAAACTTGGATGGTACTTGGATTGTCAGTGGTGCTACACCAACTGCTACTTCATTTACAGTTAGAACAGATGACCTTGTTACAGCACTAGCGACTGATATTCCAGCAGGTACTCACACAATCAACAACACGTTGATTCTTAAAAATGAAACTGTTGTTGTTGGTAATGCCGAATCAAGTGCAACACCGTCAAATGGTACTATTAAAGGAACGGATGGCTTTGGTACTGACGTAGCAGGCGGTGACTTGACACTTGAAGCAGGTATTGGTACAGGTGCAGCAACAGGCGGCACATTTACTGTAAAAACTGGTGAAACAAGCACAACAAGTGATTTACAACAAACATCAACTGTACGTCTAACAATCGACACATATGGCGATACTGATATCACTGGTTACACAGACTTTACTGATACAACTGCAATCAAAGTACCGCTTGGCACAACTGCACAACGTCCAGGCGAAGCAGGCATACGTGTTCCTGTAACAACTGGCCAGATACGCTTCAACTCAACTGACGTAGCATTTGAAGGTTACGACGGTACAGCATGGGCAACACTAGGCGGTGTTAAAGATATTGACCAAGATACATTTATTAGAGCAGAAACTGCTAGTGGTGACGACAATGATGACTTGGACTTCTTTACTGCAAACGTGCAGCGTATGCAAATTGATGAGAATGGTGATTTAAAATTTGGTGATGCACTAGATAAAGTTACTATTGCGTTTACCACTGGTAACACAACTATTGCAGGTGATTTGGTTCTCACTGGAGACTTAACAGTCAACGGTACAACGACTACATTAGACACTACAACATTAATTGTTGAAGATAAAAACATTGAACTAGGTAATGTTGCTACACCAACAGACATTACTGCAAACGGCGGTGGTCTTACACTGTTAGGTGATACTAACCATACAATGTTGTATAACACAACCAACGGCGCTTGGGAGTTTAGTGAAAACATCAACGTTGCTAATACTAAAGTATATCGTGTAAACAATGCAGATGTGTTGAGTGCAACGACACTAGGTACAGGCGTTGTTAACAGTAGTTTAACAACAGTTGGTGCTCTTGCCGCTGGTAGTATTGCAAGCAGCTTTGGTAACATTGATATTGGCACAAGCACATTTACTGGTAACGGTAGTGGACTAACAACACTAAATGCAAGTGAGTTAGATTCGGGCACAGTTGCAGGAGCACGATTAGGCGGTGACCAAACAATGGCCGGTGTAAAAACATTCAGCGATACAAGTGCAGCAACTAACACTACAACTGGTGCTGTACGTGTAGGCGGCGGCATGGGTGTTGTAGGTGACTTGTATGCAGGTTCACTTAACACGGCAGACGGTAGCGGTATTGACAATCTTAATGCTACAAACTTGGATCAAGGTACTGTTCCAAATGCACGTATCACTGGCACATACAGTAACTTAACTGGTACAGGTGCGCTAGACGCAGGTAGCATTAGCAGTAACTTTGGTAACATCAACATTGGTACAAGCACCTTTAGTGGTAACGGTAGTGGATTAACAAACGTTGATGCAGAAACACTAGACGGTATTGACAGTGCAAGTTTCTTACGCAGCGACACAGCAGACACAATGAGTGCATTGCTTACAATTGAGTTTGCTGGCGACGAAATGTTACGCCTTACAGACACAAGTGCAACAGGCAATCCTTACATGAGTTTCTACCAAGCAGGTACAAGAGCAGCATATATTCAGTTTGTTGACAGCGGTAACAGACTACGTCTGTACAACGATACCAGTGATGACTTCATTGATATTAGATCAGGTCAAAATGGTGTTGAATACAACTATGACGGAACTGCTTATACAATGTGGCACAGTGGTAACGACGGTGCAGGTAGTGGACTAGATGCCGACTTACTAGATGGATTGAGCAGCGGCGCATTCCTACGCAGTAATGCTAACGACTCCTTTAGTGGAGAACTTAGCGGTGCAGGTAGTATTAATATCACAGGTAACGTAACTGCAAACCTATTCACAGGTGACGGTTCAGGTTTAACTGGTATTAGTGCTGATGACGCTAACACACTAGATGGTCTTGATAGTTCACAGTTTGTAAGAAGTGATGTAGACGACAGTGTAAGTGGTGTAATTACATTTAGCGGCAGCGGTCAAAACAGAATTAACTTGCGCAACACAACAAACGGTGGATACGTAGGTATTACATTCTCTGACCAAAGCAGTGCAACACAAGTAGGTACATTTAGATATACGCACATTGATACACAATCACTTGGTGGTAATGAAGCGTTTATCTTTGAAGGTACAGAAGCTACCACAGTATTGTACGTAGATGGCGTCTTCAAAGCATCAGGCGAAATAACTGCTTACTACTCAGATGAACGTTTGAAAGATTTCCAAGGTAAAGTTCCAAATGCATTAGACAAAATTATGAGTCTAAATGGATATTTGTTCACAGAAAATGCTAAAGCCAAAGAACTTGGATATAATAACGATCGAGTACAAATTGGTGTCAGTGCTCAAGAAGTTGAAGCAGTATTGCCAGAACTAATTGAAAAAGCACCAATACAAGGTGAGCATGATTATAAAACAGTCAAGTATGATAAAATGGTTCCTGTTCTTATTGAAGCAATCAAAGAACAACAAAAGCAAATCGATGAACTGAAAGCGATGGTACAAAAACTACTAGATAAATAACTGGGTAGCCAATTTATTGGCTATCCTTTATTGACACAGAGTAAATAGTGTGTTATTGTATAGAAAATAGGATTCGTAATGGCATTACCAGCAACAGGCAGCACAATATCAATGAGTGACATTCGCAATTATTTTGTGGGTGGTGGATTTGCCAGTAGCTACACAATCAGCGTACTTGGAACATATATTGGTATTAGTGCCGGTAATACAATATCAATGAGTTCAACATTTGGCGGATACTATTTTCCAATCTTACCTTAAGGAACAAACAATGAAAACACTATACGAAATTTTAAACGTAGATCTAGCACAAGAATATACCAAGGCACGTAAACTTGCAAAACTTGCAACATTAGAAATCGGTGATGCACAATTGGAAATTGCAGCTACAAATGCAATCAATGAAATGGATATTCCAGATGATGACGACAGACTGCATTGGATCATGACATTTGGCAAAGCAGCAGGTGCTGACTTGTTAACACTTGGAAAAGTACAACCAGAAAACATGATCAAAATGGCAAGTTTGTCAGCAGATGACTTCCAAGAATGTGTAAAAGTAGCAACCGGATCAGCACGTGATTGGAATCAGCTTACTATCAGTGCTGAAAAAGATCTTAATCAGGAAACAATTCCAAACACAATGCTCTAATGCAATTAAGTATTTGCGTACCAGCAGGCGACAAAGTACACACAATATTTGCTCAAAGTTTAGCAAATCTAACCAGTCGTTTAACCAAACTTTCGATAGAATACAATCTGCACATTGTTAGTAGCAGTGTTGTGTGTGAGTCACGCACACAACTTGCACGTGAAGCATTAGACAGTGGAGCAACACACTTGCTTTGGTTAGACAGTGATATATTTTTTCCTGCAAACGTTGTATTAGATCTTATGTCACACAAAAAAGATATAGTTGCTGCAACATACAGCACAAGATATGCACCATACCAAAGTGTGGCATTTACAGATCCTAACAACATGAATGCAAGACTTACAGCAACAAACGGTTTACACAAAGTGTGGGCAGTAGGCATGGGCTGTATGCTTGTAACAAGACAAGTGTTTGAAGATTTACCCAAGCCTTGGTTTGCACACGAATACAATAAAACTTTGGATACACACAGTGGCGAGGATATATACTTTTGTAATCAAGCAATGCATCATGGATATGATACTTACGTAGATGCTGATATAAAACTTGCACACATAGGAATAAAGGCTAATCAATTATGAGAGCAATAGACAGATTTGAACGTTTCGGAAATCCAGTTCACAACGGACAAGATTATTTAAAAAATCATATTTTTGAACAATATCCTGTTGTATATGATGAAACTGAAATAGCAGAGTGGCAAGGCAGTTCTGAATATGTTTGGTTAGTTGATCCAGAATTAAAAGTGTATGATAGCTTTCCGTGGTTTTATAAACCTTCGCCAGATGAAGCATTAGCAATTCATGCATTTCCTTATGTGTTTGAAAAAAGTCGTGAAGTAAAAAGTTGGGAAATGGTTAGGCTTGTTCCTACTGCATCTGGCGATTATGAAGTAAAAAAACACGCACATATTTGTGGACACTATGATCCTACAAAGGGCACAGGCAAATTTGAAATTTTTTATGTAGGATCAGATAAAACTGTATTAGATAAATTGATCGAAAGAGGGTTTGATGTACAAGTTGTGGAAAGTATACAACAAGCAAAAGAACGCAGTTTTACTGATATGTTTTGGATTGTACATGACGATACTGTGATTAGAGACACATTTAAATTTAGTTATACTCCAGATGAATGGAGTTATGACATGCCTCACGTTTTTGGTAACGGTGATATTGATCAACTAGATGGTATTGTTTTGTTGCCAAAAGATTATGCAGCAACAGATAAAGAAATCAAACATAGATTTTTTGTAAACAAAAAAGAAATTAGAATTATGGCTAGTAATCCTAGACCATATGATATTTTTGAAATCAACAATTATTATGATTATTTAAATGCTATGGATAAATCAACTACAGACATGTTCTGGGGTTATAGTAATCAAATTATAATCAATGACGATTTTAAGTTTGATTATTACATTAGTCATCATAGCAGTGACAAAAAATCTAATCATGCATGGCTAAACGGAAATAATTACAATGGCGTTTTCTTGTTTAGCAAAAGCAAAAGAGTAACCGAAGAAGAAATATTGTTTAGAGATATAAAAGAAAAAATTGAACACGAAGAAGTTGCTAGTGTTCCTAAAAACTTTGAACGCTTTGAAATTTATAGATATGAACAATACAAAAATGCACTAGAACATTGTGGCACTGATATGTTTTGGTTAATACCAAAAGATGTAGACATTGCAGAAGATTTTGAATGGGATGAATATTTCCATAAACAAGATACATTTGATATGAAAACTAACCATGTGTTTTTAAACGGCGATTCATATGACGGTATTGCATTAATGTGTGCAAAAGCAGAAATCAGTGAAAAAGAATTTGAACACAGATTTTATGTAAACAAAAAGGAACACAAGGTTGTAGCAAGTACACCAAAACCTTATCAACGTTTTACAATTAATAATTATGAAGATTATACAGAAGCACTATACAATTGTCACTCTGAAATGTTTTGGGGTGTTCCTGATGATGTAGAAATTGCAGAAGATTTTGATTTTAATTTATATTTTGATCATCATAATTCGTATGACAGAAATATAAATCATGTTTTTTTAAATGGAGAAAACTACGACGGAGTTGTGTTATTCAGTAAAAATGTTTTGGTAAGTGAAAAAGAAATCGAACATAGATTTTTAATTAAAAAGAAAGAATGGGATATTGTAGCAAGTAATCCAAAACCATACCCGATATACACAGTAAATGATTATACAGATTATCTAAATGCTAAAAAAGATTGCAACTATGATATGTTTTGGATGGTAAATGACAGTTTCTTACCAGTAGCAGATTTTGATTGGAACTTTAATATTACACATCACAATCAATATGAACGTAAGATTAACCATGTTTGGAAAAACGGTGATTTTTTTGACGGTATTGCCCTTACAAGTACAAAATTAAATATCAGTCAACGTGAAATTGACTATAGATTTTTTGTAACTAAAAAAGAATATCCAGAGGTAGGCAGTAATCCAAAGCCTTACGATATTGTTTTTATTAGCAATGGTGAACCGAATGCAGATGATAATTTCGATATTTTATCAGAAAAATTTCCAAGAACTAAACGTGTAATGGATATTAAAGGCATTCATGCAGCACATAAACGTGCTGCTGAATTAGTAGAAACAGATATGTTTTGGGTAGTAGATGGCGATGCAGAAATTATTGATGGATTTGATTTTGATTACTATGTTCCTGCATACGATATCGACGGCAAAGAAACTGTACATGTATGGAGAAGTTTGAATCCTGTAAATGGTCTTGTGTACGGATATGGAGGTGTAAAATTATTACCTACACAATTAACAAGAAACTTAGATGAATCAACTACTGATATGACAACAAGTATCAGTGATAAATTTAAAGGTATCGAAGAAATGAGTAACACCAGTGCATTTAACACTGACTCATTTAGTGCTTGGCGTAGCGGATTCAGAGAATGTGCTAAATTAGCAAGTCGCACTATTGCTAGACAAAAAGATGAAGAAACAGAATTTAGATTAGATGCATGGTGTACACGAGGAGCAGACAAACCATTTGGTAAAGCAGCAATTGCTGGTGCTAAAGCCGGTAAAGAGTTTGGAGAACTTAACAAAGATAACATTGAAGAACTATCAAAAATCAATGACTTTGAATGGTTGAAAGAAGAATTTAAGAAATTATATCAATAAGTTTAGTTATAGTTTTTAACTTCTCTTGATTGGCTTTGTTTCGCAATGTGTTTTGTAATCCGTTGTGTAGTGGCTTTGGCCATGAATTAAAATTTACCCATGCATATCCATCATGCTCTTCATTTAGATTTGGAATAAATTCTTCACTAACTACACAAAAGTATGTGTGAAAATTAAAATGTTCATCTGTACTAACAAAAGTTTCTAATGGAATTGTTTTGTTTATTTCTGGCAAGAATCCAAGTTCTTCTTTTATTTCACGTTGTAAGCCTTGCCAAGGAGATTCTTTATCTTCATTGGTACCGCCTACTAGCCCCCAAAGATTTTTTGCTTTGCTTTGTGTTCTGTGTAAAAACAAAAAACGTTTGGTTTTGAGTGCATAAAAAAGTGCGCCACTGCAAATTATTTTGTTCATAAAAATAATTATCTTAAAGTGTTATTGTCCAAGTTCCTCGTGGATAATAACCGTCAACTGCTAGTTGCCAATAATAATTATTCCAATAGTATTGCTGACCGTTTGTAACATTAGTAACATAAGTTGTATCATTTTCTACACTACCGTCCCAAATTATGTTCCACTTTGATCCATCCCATTCTACAATATCATTTGCATCTGCAACAAAGTCACTGTTGTCTGCATTCTTCCATGCTTCTGCACCATCTTCGTTGAGATTTAAGACATACTTTACTTCGTCGCCTGCATCATAAGGTGTTCCTAGTGTTATAACAAATTTGTCATCAACGTTTGCTCCAGTAGCGGCAACACGTAATCCATTGACATATACATCAAAACTTGTTACAGTTTCGTCTCCAATTCTGTCTCCTAATGAACTTTTTGCAATTGTGTAGTCGATATCTGTGTTTATTTTATTACTACTGTATGTTGCAGTAAATGTTCTATCTACACGGAAGCCCAATGGACCTAGCAACAATATTCTTGTACCTACTGATTTAACACTACTTGGATTAAATTCTATAGGATTAACAATATAATTTATTGTGCCGTCAGTTTTTGTTGGACCTTCGATAAGTGTGTTGGTTGGTAATGTGTCTGTATCCCAATCAATATCTATAAAAGTAGGATCGCCATTTCTAACAACAAATGTCCCTACTATTTCGCTGGGTAATTCTGTTCTGCGTATTCTAAGCTGACTTATGCCTGGTTGATACTTTGCAGGTAATTCTGCTTCTAAAATATTTAACCAAGTAATTTCGCCAATTCTCAGTTTTCCGTTTAGTGCTAATTGTCCAGTTTCTTCTTGCACAATTAAATCAAAATTTCTGTAACTAGTTACAACTGGATTCAAATTATCTAAACGACCGTTAGGACCTATGCCTGTTATACTGTTGTTATTAACTATAGTACCATCCGGCAATACAGTAGTCCCACTACTTGCTCCTAAATCGCCATCTGTCGGAGGATTGAATCCGTCTAATGTTAAAGTTCCAGCATCTTGATTGAAAATACTTGTGATAATATCTGTAATAATACCAAGTTTTTTAACTTTTGTTGGAGGTGAAATATAAATTGGAGCAGTAAAGCCAATAGTAGCAACATCAATTTCGTCATTTGTGCCCATCGGTATTGTTCTACTGCTAAAATTAATATCTTCTAAATAAAGATATGTTAAACTTGTCCAATCAACATAGTTGTCGTTGGTTTGGAATTCCATGTCTGGATTGAACAACATAAAAATTTGTTCAAGTATTTGTAACTTTTGTTCAGTGCTTGTACTCCACACATCAATGTTAACTGCTAGTGTATATGGAGTAGGATGCAGTCTTTCTACTGTATAACCTTTTGCCTGTTGTGCAAGATAGCTGCTGGTATTTTCGTCAAATTCTTTTTCACGTAAATTAATTTTACTGATATAACTGCTGTCACTTAATCTTGCTCTGTCCATTTGCAGACTGGTTACATACACACTGATACGTGGCGCACTTGGTAGTTTGTTTTCAGAATTTTCTTTGATGATACTACCAACTTGTCTTGTCATATCCCCGTACATGCAAGGCACACGTCTAATATCGCCATCGCCATCTTGATAACTAAAATTACTAAACACTCTAACTATTTGTGTCAAGTATCTGCGTATTTGTCCGTCATAAAAAAACTGCATCAGTTAGTCGCCTTTGCTCTTAGTGCTTTGCTCAGTGCTTGTCTTTCAACAACGTCTTCACCACCAATGTTATTTACAGTTGTGTTGTTAATGAATGTGCCTTTTAGAGTATCTTTGTTATCATCCGGTGTCATTGAAGTACGTACAGCATCTTCTACTTTGCGCCAACTGTTTCCGTCATATCTAAACAATCTATTTGGCGATAAATCAGTTCTTAAAAAGTATGCTCCTAAATTAGATCCAGCTGGAAAACCTGTGCCTGCACCGAATGGAGCCCCGTTGGGCGGAATACCATCTCCTACCAAGTAACCTTGATAACCGTTACCATCCGGTGTAACAAAAACTGTATCCGAAGTAATTGTTCCGTCAACTAACAAGTCTTGATAATCACTTGATACAATATTTACTTCGCCGTTTTCTTTTAAACTTAGTGTATAAAATTGTATAGTGCTGTAACCACTTTGATTTGCATACTCTTCTGCTTGTGCTATAATTGCATCATTGATTTCTAATTCTTTACTGTATGTGCTAAGTGCATCTCTAAGTGTAGTACCCGCTTCGTCACCGGTTGGTAAATCTAAAATGTCTTTGTATTCTTGTGAATCTAGTATTTGTTTACATCTAACACGATACAAATGCGGATACCAAGTTTGACTAAAGCCCTCTGCTGCTCTAGTTACTTCATCTACTACATAATATCGTTTTAAAGCTACTTCTAAATCATTAGCAGCATATTCATCTACCAAGTGAGGCAATTCAAAAACATCACCTGGCATGATTTTTCTACCTATTGTTTTTACACTGCTGTTTATGTGGATTGTCATAAAAATTGTATCGTTTTGTAAGAACAAACCAAACTGACTTAAATCAAAGTCTTGATCTTGTACATTGTAATGTCCACGTACACTGTAAATGTCTGGATCGTATTTTCTATCACGGTTTTCCAAAAACAGCAAATCTTGTATGTTTGTTTCGTCTACAACATTATATGCAGGTTGTTCAGGAGTTGCATCATCCTCTGACACTGTTTTAGGACCTAAGTATTTGTGTATTAACAAATCTGTTCCACCAACAGTGAATTGTTCATAGACAATTTTATCTAAGAAATCATAGTCGTGTGACCTTTCCGGTCTATATAAACTTAAACGTGGCATACAGTATTTACCTGATAAATACTATTGGAGAACAAGATGGCAGACAGTAACCTAACAACACAAAAACAACAAATCTTTGATTATGTGAATGCATTCCTTGGTGGAGGAATGGTTGACGTTGAACTTGATCCAATACACTACGAGACTGCACTTACAAAGGCTTTAACCAAGTACAGACAACGTAGCGAAAACAGTGTTGAAGAAAGTTATGTAACTATTAAATTTAATCAAGACCAAAACGTTTATGAATTACCACAAGAAATTATTGAGGTACGTAAAATTTATAGACGCAGCGTAGGTAGTAGATTAGGTGGTAGTGCCGATGGCGGTAGTCTATTTGAACCATTTAACCTAGCATACACAAACACATATTTGTTAGCAGGTAGTGGTATTGGCGGTCTTGCAACTTATGATTTCTTCGCACAACAACAAGAATTAGTAGGACGTATGTTTGGTAGTTTTATTGAATTTAAATGGAATCCAACAACTAGCAAACTAACTATTTTACAACGTCCGAGGGCAGAAGAAGAAGCACTGTTGTATTGCTATAACTATCGTCCTGACATGCAATTGTTGTCAGACTATAAAGCAAGTCAATGGATTAAAGATTACACACTAGCAAGTTGTAAATACATGTTAGGTGAGGCACGTAGTAAATTTGCTACTATTGCCGGACCTGGGGGCGGAACATCGTTAAATGGCGAT